ACCTGCTCCGTACCCCAGGCCATTGCTGCATTGCTGAATGACTCGGCCTTGGTCTGCGTGATGCTCTCCAGGACAAGCTGCGTCATGTAATTGGTACGGCTTGCGCTGTAACCCGTCTTTGTTTTGGCCAGCACATCAGCCAAGCGGCTGGCTGTGACTTTTCCCAGGCGGTTGGCAAACCATTCGTTTGAGCCTTGTTCTTCGTTCATGCTTCCCTCGCTTTCAGCATGGCGTCAGCAGTGTTATATGCGTCTTGTGCAATGATTTCGTCAGGGCTAGTACATGACGAATCTCGCGACAAAAATGCTTGCATCGCCTTGGCTGCAAAGTAGTCGCGCAGGGTCATGCCTGCATAGCCTGTTGCAGCGAACAGCGGAAATGCTGGTCCACCTGTGTTATTTTTCATGCTGCTTTCTCCTGTTTCGCACGCTCAACCCGAGCTTTTTTGGCTGCGATAACTTTGGCCTGTAACGCCTGGTTGCTTTCGCAAGCTGCCAGTGCATCTTTGTAGACCTTTGCCAACTCCTCGCTGTTGGCGCTGGCCTCGATTGCAGCCAGATGGTCAGTGATGTCTGGTGTTGGCACGGCCTTGCGCGTGGCTGCGTTGCCATCGTCATCTTCCGGTGCAATGCCGCAAGCTGCCATCAGGGAGTATCGCCTTGCGTATGTCAGGGCAGAACCGTAACCCTGCGGATCTTGCTTGGCTGCTGGCACGTGCAGCTTGCCGCACTCCAGCATCTCGCCTGACTCATGGATAAACACAGTCTCAACTGTCACCCCTGTGGTGTCCTCGCTGGTTCTCTGAATTAGGGCAATTCCAGCCCCGTTCAGTCCTTCTATGACCGCCTCGACGCAAGCCGAAAGGTCAGCGTATCGGCTTCGGAAATGCGGGTTAGTGCTGCTTTTAAGGGCAGGGCCAAAGGCTTGCTGTGCCTTGACCAGTGCGGTGGCGATGTTCTTCATGCTGTGTACTCCAATGCTTGCAGGTTGCTGATGCGGTCATTGATTTCTGCGACCGTCTTTTGGTAGTCGGCCATGACCTTTTGCTTTTGCTTTTCCAAAGCGGCAATCTTCTGTGCGCGGGGATCGTATTCATCAGGGATGTGCAGCTCAACTTCTTGCTCACATACAAGAGTGCGATGTTCGTTGTCATCGACTCGGTAAGTAAAGGCAGTGATCTCGGGCTGATCTTGCCAAGAATATTGGCTGTGGTACACGTACAGTGCGGTTTTGACTTTCATGATTTTCCTTTAAAGACCCTTGCGGGATTGATGGGGCCGAAGCCCGGTGGTTTAGAACGCTGGCGTTCCAAATACTGATCGGCGAACTTCACGCCGAGCTTCCATCTTTATGCTCCAAGCCTTTTGAACTGCTTCGGCTTGAGCACGGGCGGCTGCATAAAGTGGGTGATCTTCAAACAGTACGACACGACCTTTTTCAAAGTAGTCTGTCATTGAATCGCTGTTGTTGGTGTATTCGTCAGAGAAGATACGACCCAGGCTGCGGTCATAGTCTTTAGCGTAAATGGTCACGCATATACGGCCATCAGTGCGGTTGTCCAGGCTGTAACTGATCTTGGCTTTATCAGTGCCGTTTGTAACGTTGTACTTGTTGAACTTAATCATGGTGCTAGCTCCTAAAAAGACCTCTGAGGGATTGATGGGGCCGAAGCCCCGGCTGGTTACTTAATCTTGATCTCGCCAAAATACTTGTCACCAGTTGGGCGGTAAGCACCTTGTTGTTTCAGTACAGACAAAGCACCAGCAAACTGCAATGGGCTCACGCCTTTGACGCCTGCATTAGGCAAGTAAACCATGGCCCAGCGGCTTCCATCTTCATCTGTTGATTGGCAACCTTCGTGGTTGGCTAACAAGGATTCATAAATTGTGCGGTTAATCATCATGACTCTATCTCCTAAAAAGACCCTAGCGGAATTGCTTGGGCATGGTTGAATTCTAGCATAGTGCTAGACGATAGAAGCGCATGGCTAGAAAATATTTTTCTAAGTACTTTCCCTTAGACGCACCATCTATCATTGTGCTAGAATTGTGGCCAATGAAAACCATCGCCGCAAATGAACGCCGTAGCCTTGCAGAGCAAGTTGGCATCAATGAGCAGTACCTGTACCAATGTTTGACAGGGCGCAGGGATATGTCAGCGACTGAGGCGGTGAGGCTAGAGCAAGAAACAAATGGCCGCTTGGACCGCAAGATGGTTTGCCAGGGTAGTTGGCGGTCAATCTGGCCAGAGCTGCTGAAGGATCAAGCATGAATCAACTGATGGTCATGTGGCCAGGATGGTTTGATCGGCTTTGATTTATTGTGTATGATTTGAAAATCCCTTGGTCGGGATTCTGTAGTAAGCCCTTGGGCACACTCTGGCGGTACTGCACCGTTCGACCAACTTCCGAAAGGATGAGAGTGTGGCCAAGGGCTTTTTTTTTGGAAAAAGCATGAGCAGTTGTATTGAACACAAGGGCGCTGTTTTAGATGGTTATGGCGTCTTGAAAAGAAATAATAAAGCAGTCAGGGCACATCGTTGGTCATATTGTCAGCACAACAATTTAGCTTTATCAGATATTGCTGGTTTGGTTGTTATGCACAGTTGTGATAACAGAATTTGTGTGAATCCTCTCCATTTGGTTTTAGGTACGCATAAGACAAACTGTGCTGACAAAGTTGCAAAAGGGAGGCAGGCCAAGGGTGAAATAATTGGCAACAGCAAGTTGAAAAGCTGGCAGGTTTTAATTATAAAAATGTGCATAAATGCAGGTGAGACAAATTCACAACTTGCAAAAGAGTTCGATGTTTCATCCATGTGCATAAGTCGCATAAGAAGCGGCAAAACATGGAGACATCTATGAACTATTATCCCTTCCATGTTGGGGACTACGCTTCTCACACTGGCCATCTTGACCCAATGGAGGACTTGGCTTATCGGCGGATGCTGGATGCCTACTACTTGCGAGAGGGCCAACTGCCGACAGATGTATCTGAAGTTTCCAGGCTTATACGTCTGCGAGACCAGACAGCCATCGTCAGAGATGTTCTTAATGAGTTTTTTGAGCAAACACCTGATGGCTGGCGTCACATTCGCTGTGATTTGGAAATTGCCAAGATGCAAGACAAACAAGCCAAAGCCAGAGCGTCCGCACAAGCATCGGTCAACGCTCGCAGAGCAAAGGCACAACCAATGTTCAACGATGGCTCAACGGACGTTGAACAGACGTTTAACGAACGCTCAACGGATGTTCAGCTACCAACACCAACACCAACACCAACACCAAATAAAGAATATATTTGTCCACCTGACGGTGAACCCGAGGCCAAAGACGGTTTACCAGTTTGCCAACACCAAGCAGTGATGGACTTGTACCACCAGCACTTGCCAACACTTAGACGGGTCGAGGTTTGGAATGCAACACGTCAAGGCTACCTAAGGCAGCGATGGCGGGAGGTAGCAGCGGAGCTATCGCAGGGCAAGCAGATTCGAACTGATGATGTTCTCACATGGTGGGCAGATTTTTTCAAGCATGTTGGTCGATCAAAATTCCTGACCGGGAAAGTCAACAGCAAAGATGGTCGTGTGTTTACGGCAGACCTTGAGTGGATTCTTAAACCAAGCAACTTCGCAAAAATCGTTGAAGGGAAATATCATGGCGCTCAATAATTTTAGGCAGCAAAACAACGAGCCAGAGGAGCCGAGTCACAATTTATGCAGCGTCTCTGGTTGTGGAAAAAGATGGGCTGTGCAAATGGAAGGCTCCAGACCAATGTGTAGCCATCATCAGTGGGGTGGAAAAATTTTGAAGCCCATAAAAAATATTGCAGATGCTTTGCAAGTAAAAACCATCGCGCAATGGTATGACGACAAAGACGAGATTTATTAATGGACAAACAGCAAGCAAACCAACTTTTAGATAAATTACGCGATGGAAAACAATTCACCTTTGAAGAAATCAGCGCCGCCTTGTTCGCCACTGGTGACCTACATGACCCAATGCGAGGCGCGAGAATGGAAGAGTCGCTACAAAGCGAAAGTAAAGGAGATCGGCAAGCAGAACGCTCAGAACTGGTGGGCGGGTGTAAAAGCAGACATTCTGAGGATTCGTGGCCAGGCTGGAGCCGATACCTTGATTGCAGAAATGAACAGGCAATAACATGAGATACGCAGCAAGAGTTGACTCAAACCAAGCAGCCATAGTTCAGGCACTCAGGGATGCTGGAGCTTACGTCTGGATTATTGGCTTGCCTGTTGACCTTTTGGTGGGCTACAAAGACAGGACACTGTTGATGGAGGTTAAAACCACCTCTAAAAAGCGTTTAACGGGCCTACAAGCCACTTTTTTTGAAAAGTGGACCGGAGGTACGTTGTGCAGGGTTGACAGCCCTGAGGCGGCTCTACGAATGATTGGGGTGATCTGATGAATCCTTACAAAATTACAGAGCCAACCTGCATCAGCTTCAGCGGTGGCCGCACAAGTGCCTATATGTTGTATAAAGTATTAGAAGCTGGGGGGGGGCAACTGCCAAGCGATGCAGTTGTTTGCTTTGCGAACACTGGCAAGGAAGATGAGGCAACATTGAAATTTGTTCATGATTGCGAAACGCATTGGAATGTGCCTATAACCTGGCTTGAGTGGAGGGCAGAAGTGCCAAAATTTGAAGTGGTAAGTTTTGAAAAGGCTTCTCGCAACGGTGAGCCATTTGAACAGTGCATACGTCATTACAAAAAACTACCAAACCCAGCACAACGGTGGTGTACAGGCCAATTAAAAATTAGGACTATGCACCGATATCTACGAAGCCTTGGCTGGGCTCATCATGAGACTGACAACAATGACTTTATTGGAATTCGAGCAGATGAACCGCGGAGGGCTGCCAAAATTCCTAGACATAAAACACCACTTGTTGCTGATGGTGTCACTAAAGAAACCATCGACAGTTTTTGGGACAGTCAACCATTTAAGCTGAATCTTGCTATTCATAGAGGGGAGGCATTGCTTGGAAATTGCGATATATGCTTTCTTAAAAGCATTGATAAAAAAATGAATATTGCAAGAGAAACACCAGAAAAAACAATTTGGTGGGCAAAAATGGAAGAAATTGTCACAGAGTTAAATCCAAGTCATACAAAAGCAGGCAACCTCTTTAGACAAGATCACCCATCTTATAAAGAAATTGCAAATTTTTCACGTAATCAGCACCAATTGTTTGGCGATGAAACCATCCCTTGTTTTTGTGGAGACTAAATGAAACC